TGGGATCGAGTTCATCAAGCAAATATGGCAAAGGAAGTAGGCATTAAGGCATCACGCCCAAATGTTCTTGGACTTCCAGATTTGATCAAGCCACAAGGTTGGCAAGCTCCAACACATATTGATAATGTAGGTCTACTAGCAAAGATTTATGGATAATCTAATTAATTATCTTATTGAGTGCAATAATAAGATTGGCAAAATTAAAGTCAGCCAAGACTTTATTAATTATCGCGATAATTTAAAAGACGTGTTTCGTCCAAATAGTAGATCTGAAACACAACGGACAATGAATGCCGATTGTGTTTTGTTTGAATATCAATTGCTGTTAAATAAGTTTGTTCATGAACCAACACATAAAGGCCATGATTTTATTTGGAATGATCAAAAGGTAGATCTTAAGTTAATTGCGACAAAGTATTTCAATATACCCGACGATAAGGTTATGTGGTATATGAATAATATTCATAATAAAGAAGTTACCTCATTCGTGTTTTATAAGTATGAAAATCCGCCAGAACGACCATTAGTAGTTGGTGATACTGTTTCTTTTAGAATCATTGAAGCAGTTTCAGCCAAAGAAGTAATGGACAATATTAGGGTATCTAATAAAACAAATGGGTACTATTATATCGTTAATGATGTACAATAATTCAAAGAAGTTATATAATGCTTCTTATTGGAGGTGATATGACAGAACGTGAATCAGTAAAAGTCCTACGTGAAGCTATCGAGCTTCAACTAAAGAAGTCGCAAGACTATCAAAATCCCGCGTCGCGAGTTGTTCAAGCCGACTATTATCCAAATGGTGTATATTCAATCCTTGACATCATGAATGCCAAGGTGCTTCGAATCTATTCTGTACTTGATGCAATGCATGCTGGTGATAAGGTTAATTTTGAATCAGTCGAAGATTCGTGTGTTGATCTTATTAACTATGCATCATTCATGGCAGCTTATATGCGTGGTGAAATTTCTGGTCAAAAACCAGATCGTGATATCTTTAATCGATCAGGTCAAACCAATCAAGATTTAATTCCGGTGAAATTTCGATGAATAAGATTGCTAGTGTAGGCGATATTCGAGAAGAACTTTGTCTGAGGTATCTTCGTAAAGATTTTGTAAAAGATAAAACTGGCACATCATGCATTGAAATTATTGGTGCTCAATTTATTGCCAATGAAGATTGTATCTTTGGCTCACCTAATCTAGATTATATTCGGCGCGAGTTTGACTGGTACAATTCACTATCACGAAATGTTAATGATATTGAAGAGCCTATTCCTGAGATTTGGAAAAAGGTTGCCAGTAAAGAAGGTTCAATTAACTCTAATTATGGATGGTGCATTTATTCCGAAGAAAATCACGATCAATATGTTAATGCCTTTAACGAATTAAAGGCTAATCCAAATTCTCGCCGAGCACAAATGATTTATACTCGTCCAAATATTTGGAATGAATATAATCAAAACGGAATGTCGGATTTCATTTGTACAACCGCAGTTCAATACTTTATTCGTGATCGAAAGCTTCATTCATATGTAACTATGCGTTCAAATGATGCATTTCATGGTTATCGTAACGATGTGGCATGGCAAAAACATGTTCAACAAAAACTTGCATCTGAACTAAATGTTCAAGTTGGTGATCTAATTTGGAATGTGGCAAGTCTTCATGTATATGAATCACAATTTTATTTAATTGATCATTATGCAGAATCTGGGCGTACACATATTACAAAGTCTGATTATGCTAAACTTTATAATCTAAGTGTCTCATGAAATGGCACAATCGATTTATTGCACTAGCCCAAGAATTTTCTTCTTGGAGTAAAGATCCAAGCACTCAAGTTGGTGCAGTAGCAATTGATCCAAAAACTAAGCGTATTTTATCAAGTGGATATAATGGATTTCCACGTGGAATTCAAGATACGCCAGAACGATTGAATGATCGAGGGATTAAGCTTTCACTTGTAGTGCATGCTGAAACAAATATGATCTATAATGCTACACGATCTGGTATTTCACTTGAAGGTTCGCATTTATATGTTTGGGGTCTTCCGGTTTGCTCAGAGTGCGCAAAAGCAGTGATTCAAGTTGGTATTGATACGGTTTTTGTTCCACAATCGTGTATCGAAAAATCAGAATTTTGGAAAGATTCATGGGAAAAGACAAAGGCAATGTTTGATGAAGCCGGAGTCAAATATGAAGTAATAAGTAATATATAGAATTGAGGGGTAGTTCCCCTCGATAAAACAATCAACAAGGAAAATAAAATGAGTCTATTAGAACGTATGAAGAAGGCAGGATCTATTAAGAGTTCCGAAATCCTAAGTAAGTCGGTTTTCTTTAATGAGAAGGATCAAGTATCGACTAAGATTCCGATCATTAACGTCGCACTATCAGGAAAGCTTGACGGTGGTCTTACGCCAGGTCTTACATTTCTTGCCGGTCCGTCGAAACATTTTAAGTCACTTCTTGGCCTTATGATGATTGAGGCATATATGAAGAAGTATGAGGATGCGGTTTGTCTATTTTATGATTCAGAATTTGGTATCACTCCGGAATATATTTCGGCGAATGGTATCGATGCAAGTCGCGTTATTCACATTCCAATTGAACATCTTGAGCAACTAAAGTTTGATATTGCCAAGCGACTTGAAGAAATCAATCGGGGTGATAAAGTTATCATCTTCGTTGATTCTGTTGGTAATCTGGCTTCAAAGAAGGAAGTCGAGGATGCCCTTGACGAAAAGTCGGTTGCTGATATGACACGTGCTCGTGTTATGAAGTCACTATGGCGAATCGTAACACCTCACCTTACTACTAAGGATATTCCTTGTATTGCTATTAACCATACTTACCAGACTATGGAACTATACGCTAAGTCAGTAATGAGTGGCGGGACTGGTGGTATGTATTCCGCAAACCAAGTCTTCATTATTGGTAAAGCTCAAGAAAAAGACGGTACCGATATCGTTGGTTGGAATTTTACTATTAATATTGAAAAGTCACGCTTTGTCAAGGAAAAGTCAAAGCTTCCATTCTTAGTGACATATAAGGGTGGTATTTCAAAGTGGTCAGGTCTACTTGATATCGCACTGGAGTCAGGACATGTTATTAAGCCAAGCAATGGTTGGTATTCGCGTGTAACCGTCGAAACAGGTGAAATTGAAGATAAGAAGTGGCGCCAAAAGGATACCGATTCAAAGGACTTCTGGATGTCAGTTGTGTCTACTAAGTCATTCCAAGACTTCATTAAGGCTAAGTACCAAGTATCGAATACTACTCTAATTACCGATGAAGAACTTGACAGTGAAATCCTAGTCCAAGAGACCGAGGATGAATACGATGAAGTTTGATTTCATGGGTGAAACTGAAGACGGATATTTTAAACTAAAGTTTACAGAAGGTCCATTTAGTGATATAATCTTTAGTCTTGGTCGTGTTGAACTACTTGAAGAAGATGATCAAGCGCGGCTAGGTTTTGATTATAACGTTCTATCTGGAGTCCCTGAAGATAAAGATGCATTTGAAACGGCATGTGGTGACTTGTTAGTTCAAATGATCACAGAAGGTCTTGAAAACGAAAGTTTAATTTATTCTGGTGGTGTTGATGAAAATTGAAAGTAAGATTCTAACAAATCTTGTATATGATGAAGAATATTGTCGCAAGGTTCTGCCATTTATTAAGGCAGAATACTTTGCGGCAAGGCCTGAACGAGTAGTGGTTGAAGAAGTTGTTAAGTTTTTTAGTAAGTTTAACAAACCCGCGACAAAGGATATTCTTAAGATTGAAATCGGCAATCGAACTGATCTTTCCGAAGTAGATCTTAAGAATGTCAACGAAATAATTAATGGCTTTTCAAAAGATGAAAGCCATGATGAATGGTTAATCCAATCGACAGAAAAGTTCTGTAAGGATCGTGCAGTTTATAATGCAATTCTAGAATCAATTGGCATTATTGATGGCAAAGATCAAAAGCGAACACAAGAATCGATTCCAAATATTCTATCAGATGCTCTTGCTGTAAGTTTTGATAACCATGTCGGTCATGATTATATTCTAGATGCTGATGCACGTTATGAGTATTACCATCGCAAGGAAGATAAGGTTGCATTTGATATTGAGCTACTAAACAAGATTACTGCTGGTGGTCTATCACGTAAGAGTCTATCCTGTATTCTTGCCCAAACTGGTGGTGGTAAGAGTTTGTTTATGTGTCACGTCGCTGCGGCAACCCTAATGCAAGGCAAGAATGTTCTTTATATTACCATGGAAATGGCGGAAGAACGAATCGCCGAACGGATCGATGCTAATCTTCTAAATTTAGCAATGGATGAGTTGAAGGTGGTCGATAAGAATACATTCGATAATCGTATGACTAAGTTGTCAAGCAAGACTCAAGGTAAGTTAATCATCAAGGAATATCCAACTGCTTCTGCACACTCCGGGCATTTTCGTGCTTTGATCGAGGAACTTAAGCTTAAGAAGGACTTTATTCCAGATCTATTGGTTGTTGATTATTTGAATATCTGTTCAAGCGCAAGGCTTCGTATGGGTGCTTCGGTTAATTCCTATACATTTATTAAGTCTATTGCCGAAGAACTTCGCGGTCTTGCGGTTGAATATA